ATGTTCGACTTTCTCAAGCGTGGCAATGCCGAAGCCGAAACCGGTGCCCCCGAGGCCAAGGCCTCGGCCGCGGGCCGGGTGGCGGCCTGGGGCAGTGCCGGGCGCGTGACCTGGAGCGCACGCGACAGCGTGACCCTGACCAAGACCGGCTTTGCCGCGAACCCGATCGGCTTTCGCACGGTCAAGATGATCGCCGAAGCGGTGGCCGCGTTGCCGCTGGTGCTTCAGGATCCTGACCGCCGCTATGACAGCCATCCGGTGCTGGACCTGATCCGCCGCCCGAATGCCGCTCAGGGTCGGGCCGAGCTGATCGAGGCGCTGATCGGGCAGCTTTTGCTGACCGGCAATGGCTATGTCGAGGCCGTGGGCGGTGCCGAGGGCGTGCCGGCAGAGCTGCATGTCTTGCGGTCGGAGCGCATGGCGCTGGTGCCGGGGCAGGATGGCTGGCCGGTGGCCTATGACTATACCGTCGGGGGGCGCAAGCACCGGTTCCATGTCGGCGACGGCCCCAGCCCGATCTGCCATATCAAGAGTTTTCACCCCCAGGACGACCATTACGGCCTGTCCGCAATGCAGGCGGCGGCCAATGCAGTGGACGTGCATAATGCGGCCAGCCGCTGGTCCAAGGCGCTTCTGGACAATGCTGCGCGGCCCTCGGGGGCGATCGTCTATGCGGGAACGGATGGGCAGGGGCAGTTGAGCGCCGATCAATATGATCGCCTCCTGCTGGAAATGGAGACCCAGCATCAGGGCGCGCGCAATGCGGGCCGGCCGATGCTGCTGGAAGGCGGGCTGGACTGGAAACCGATGGGGTTTTCACCCTCGGACATGGAATTCCAGAAGACCAAGGAGGCCGCCGCCCGCGAGATCGCCATCGCCTTTGGCGTGCCGCCGATGCTGCTCGGGATCCCCGGGGACGCCACCTATGCGAACTACCAGGAGGCCAACCGCGCCTTCTATCGCCTGACCGTGCTGCCCTTGGCCACGCGGGTGACCGGGGCCTTGTCCGACTGGCTGGGGGATTTCGCAGGCGAGAGCGTCACGCTGCGCCCCGACCTCGACCAGGTGCCGGCCCTGGCCAGCGAACGCGAGGCGCAATGGGCCCGGATCGGAGGAGCGGAATTCCTGAGCGATGCGGAAAAGCGCAGCTTGCTGGGCCTGCCGCCGCTGGAGGTCGGGGATGGATGACAGACCCTTTCCGAGAGAGGCGTTCGACTGTGCCCCTGCCATGCGCATCGAGGCGCAGGAAAGGCTGGCGGCGCTGCAATTCAGTCAGTTGCACACGCAGCTGGGCAAGATCGAGGACATGATGCACCGGCTGGAACGCCGCCTGTGGCTGACGGTTTTCGGTGTGGTGGGGGTGATCCTGGCGCAGGCGGCACAATCGCTGCTGGTCACGGCCCATTAAGAGGAGAAAGACATGAACCTGGAACGCAAATTCATGGGGCCGGAGGCGCAGCTGGTGGTCGATGGCACCGAGGTGGCGGGCTATGCCTCGCTGTTCGGGGCCCCGGACAAGGGCGGCGACGTGGTCGAGCGCGGCGCCTATGGCCGCTCGCTGGAGCGGCTCGGCCAAAAGGGCGCGCGGGTCAAGATGCTGTGGCAGCACGATCCGGCCCAGCCCATCGGTGTCTGGGACGAGGTGCGCGAGGATGACCGCGGCCTCTGGGTCAAGGGTCGCATTCTGCGCGAGGTCGAAAAGGGCCGCGAGGCCGCCGCGCTGATCGAGGCGGGGGCGATCGACGGGTTGTCGATCGGCTATCGCACCTTGCGCGCCACCAAGAATGACAAGGGCGGACGCCTTTTGTCGGAGCTGGAACTTTGGGAGGTGTCCTTGGTCACGTTCCCGATGCTTCCCGATGCGCGGGTCGGGGCGAAGGGAGAAGAGCCCGAAGCCCGGATCATGCGTGAACTGGCGGGCGTGTTCGATGATGCGCGCCGCGTGCTGGTCCCGAAATAGGCCCGGCGTTTCAACACCTTATCTGAAGGAAAAGACAGATGAGCAAACCCGAGACGAAGGCTCGGACCGGGGAAGACATGTCTCCGGCCGGGGAACTGAAGACGGCCATGGCCGGGTTCATGACCGATTTCCGGGCCTTTTCGAACGACATTCACCAGAAGCTTCAGGAACAGGACAAACGCATGAGCAAGCTTGACCGTAAATCCATGATCGCCGGGGGCCGCCCGGTCCTGGCCAGTGCGGCCGCGGAAGAGGCCCCCCACCAGAAGGCCTTTGCTGCCTACCTGCGCTCGGGCGATGATGACGGGCTGCGCGGCCTGGACATCGAAGGCAAGGCGATGTCAAGCGCCGTGGCCGCCGATGGCGGCTACCTGGTCGATCCGCAGACCTCGGACATTATCCGCTCGACCCTGTCCTCGACCGCGTCGATCCGCGCTGTCGCAAATGTCGTGCAGGTCGAGGCCACGTCCTATGACGTGCTGGTCGACCATGCCGATATGGGCGCCGGCTGGGCCACGGAAACCGACCCGGCCAGCGAGACCGGCACGCCGCAGATCGACCGCATCAGTATTCCGCTGCACGAATTGTCGGCGCTGCCCAAGGCGTCACAGCGCCTCTTGGATGACAGCGCTTTCGACATCGAGGGCTGGCTGGCCACCCGCATCGCCGACAAGTTCGCCCGATCCGAGGCGGCGGCCTTCGTGGATGGCGACGGCATCGACAAGCCCGAGGGGTTTCTGACCGCCTCCAGCGTGGACAATGCCGGCTGGAGCTGGGGCAGCCTGGGCTATGTCGCCACCGGCGCCGACGGAGACTTTGACGCGGCCAACCCGGCCGATGCGATCATCGACCTGGTCTATGCGCTGGGCGCCGAATACCGCGCCAACGGCACTTTCGTGATGAATTCCAAGACCGCGGGCGCGGTGCGCAAGCTCAAGGATGCCGACGGGCGCTTCCTGTGGTCGGATGGACTGACGGCTGGCGAGCCGGCGCGCCTGATGGGCTATCCCGTGCTGATTGCCGAGGACATGCCCGACATCGGAAGCAATGCCATGGCGATCGCCTTTGGCGACTTCGCCGCCGGATATACCGTGGCCGAACGCCCGGACCTGCGCGTGCTGCGCGACCCGTTCAGTGCCAAGCCGCATGTGCTGTTCTACGCCACCAAGCGCGTTGGCGGCGCGATCAGCGACTATGCCGCGATCAAGCTGCTGAAGTTCGGCCTGTCCTAAGGCCAGCCAGGACGGGGGGCGGACATGATGCCGGCCCCCGGCCCGGGCGCAGGCACGGCGCGGGGCACCCCCGTGTTGTCCAGCTGCTTCCTTCCGTCCGAGCGATGCGGGGGGTCTGCGCCCGGGCACCAATCCCAAGAAACGACAAGCCGTTTTCGGAGAAAGCTGATGATGTTGATCGAAGAGACCACGGTGCCGCAAAGCGCCCTACCGGTGGGTTTGTTCAAAGAGCACCTGCGCCTTGGGTCGGGCTTTTCCGATGACGGTTTGCAAGACGGCCTGCTGGAGGGGTTCCTGCGCTCGGCCATGGCGGCGATCGAGGCGCGCACCTCCAAGGTGCTGATCGAGCGCGATTTCGCGCTGACGCTGTCGGCCTGGGCCGAGCCGGGTCAACAGCCGCTACCTGTGGCCCCGGTGAGCGCCGTCGCCGAGGTGGCACTGCTGGACCGGACCGGGCAGGAACACCCTGTCAATGCGGCCGCCTGGCGCCTGCGTCCGGACATGCAGAGCCCGGTTCTGCTGGCCACGGGAAGCGGATTGCCCGCGATCCCCCAGGCCGGGTCGGTCCGGCTGCGGTTTCTGGCCGGGTTCGGTCCGGATTGGTCCGACCTGCCCAGCGACCTGCAACAGGCGGTGATGCTGCTGGCGGCGCATTACTACGAATACCGCCACGAAACCCAATTCGATGGGGGCTGCATGCCTTTTGGGGTGACGGCGCTGATCGAACGCTATCGCAGCCTGCGCCTGGGCCGGGGGGTGGTGTGATGACCATTCGGCTGAACAGGAAACTGACGCTTGAGACGCCAATGCGCGTCGCTGACGGGGCCGGGGGCTTCGAGACGGTCTGGCTATCTCTGGGCACGCTCTGGGCGCAGGTCGAGGCCCGCACGGGCCGCGAGACGGCCGGGGCCGCCATGCCGCTGAGCCGCGTGCGCTATCGCATCACGCTGCGCGCCGCGCCGATCGGGGCGTCGTCGCGACCGCAACCGGATCAACGCTTTCGCGAGGGACCGCGGGTCTATCGCATACAGGCGGTCAGCGAAGACGATACCGACGGCCGCTACCTGGTGGCCGATGCCGAGGAAGAGGTGATCGCATGAGCTATGCCATTTCCGCCGCCCTGCAAACGGCGATCTACCAGGCGCTCTCTGCCGATGCGGATGTGACCGCGCTGGTCGGCACTGACATCTACGACGCGCTGCCTGCGGGCACGGTGCCGTCGCTTTACATCGCGCTCGGCCCCGAAAAGGCCAGTGATGCCTCGGATCAGACGGGCCATGGCGCGCGGCACGACTTTACCGTTTCGGTGGTGACGGACAGTGCCGGTTTTGCCAGCGCCAAGGCCGTGGCCGCCGCCGTGTCCGACGCGCTGGTCGACGCGCCGCTGATGCTGAGCCGTGGCCGCCTGGTGTCGCTGCGATTCCACCGCGCCAAGGCGGTGCGCGTCAGCCCCGGCGACGAGCGCCGCATCGACCTGACCTTCCGCGCCCGCGTGGACGATGACTGACCCTCAAAACCATTGGAGTAAGACACATGGCAGCCCAGAACGGCAAGGACCTCCTTATCAAGATCGACATGACCGGCGATGGACAGTTCCAGACGGCGGCGGGCCTTCGGGCCACACGCATCGCCTTCAATTCCGAAAGCGTGGATGTGACCAGCATCGAGAGCACTGGCGGTTGGCGTGAATTGCTGGGTGGGGCGGGGATGAAATCCGCCGCGATCAGCGGCTCGGGCGTGTTTCGTGACGAAGCAACCGACGAGCGCGTGCGCCAGATCTTCTTCGACGGTGAAACTCCTGATTTCCAGGTGATCATTCCCGGATTCGGCACGGTCGAAGGTCCGTTCCAGGTGGGGGCGATCGAATATGCCGGCAACCATGATGGCGAAGCCACCTACGAGCTGTCGCTGGCTTCGGCGGGCGCGGTCGATTTCACGCCGCTGCCGTGATGGTGAACCCGCAGGCAGGAGAGGTCGCGCTGGTGATCGACGGGCAGACCCATGTCTGCAAGCTGACCCTGGGTGCGCTGGCCGAGCTGGAGCATTCCCTGGGAGGCGAGAGCCTGCCCGACCTGGTGCGCCGCTTCGACGAGGGGCGCTATTCCAGCCGCGACGTGCTGGCATTGATCGTGGCGGGGCTGCGGGGCGGTGGCTGGCAGGGCGGGCCGGGCGACCTGGTGCGCGCCGAGATCGAGGGCGGGGTCGTGCGGGCCGCACAGGTGGCGGCCGAGCTGCTTGCCCGCGCCTTTGCGGTGCCGGGGTAGGGGCGATGGACTGGGCGGCATTGATGCGCGCGGGACTTGGCGCGCTGGGCCTGCGCCCGGCCGAGTTCTGGGCGCTGACCCCGGCAGAGCTGTGGCTGATGCTGGGGGCCGACATGACTGCGGCGCCTATGGCCCGCCAGCGCCTTGAGGAATTGAGCCGGGCCTTCCCGGACGAAGGAGCAAGAGATGGACGAGATTGACGGTCTGGACGACTTCGAAAGCGAGGCAAAGGTGCTGGAACAAACCCTTGGCTCGGTCACCGCGCTGACGGATGCCTTCGAGGGGCAGCTGCGCCGCACCCAATCGGCGCTGACCGAAACGACGCGGGACCTGGGTAACCTGGAACGCGGCTTTTCCGGCGGGTTGCGGCGGGCCTTCGACGGGCTGGTCTTTGACGGCATGAAACTCTCGGATGCGCTGTCGACCGTGGCCGAGGCCATGTCGCGCACGGTCTACAACAACGCCATGCGCCCGGTGACCGACCATTTCGGGGGCCTGCTGGCCGATGGGGTCAATTCGCTGGTCTCGGGCCTGATGCCCTTTGCCAAGGGCGGCGCAATCTCGGATGGGCGGGTCCTGCCTTTTGCGCGTGGCGGCGTGGTTGATCGCGCCACGACCTTTCCCATGCGTGGCGGAACCGGCCTGATGGGCGAGGCGGGGCCTGAGGCGATCATGCCGCTGACCCGTGGTGATGACGGCCGCCTCGGGGTCCGCGCCCAGGGTGGCGGGACCGTCAACGTCACCATGAACATCCAGACCCCCGACGTGGCCGGGTTCCAGCGTAGCCAGGGCCAGATCGCCGCGCAGATGACGCGCCTTGTGGCGCGCGGTCAACGCAACCGCTGAGGAGGCAGCCATGAATTTCCACGAGATCAGGTTTCCCGCGTCGCTGAGCTTCGGCTCGATCGGCGGGCCCGAGCGCCGGACCGAGGTGGTCACGCTCGCCAACGGGTTCGAGGAGCGTAACACGCCCTGGGCCCATTCGCGGCGTCGCTATGATGCAGGGATGGGGTTGCGCTCGCTCGACGATGTCGAGGCGCTGGTGGCCTTCTTCGAGGCGCGCCAGGGCCAGCTATTCGGCTTTCGCTGGAAGGATTGGAGCGATTTCAAGTCCGCACGCCCGTCGCAAGAGATCGACGGCGGCGATCAGCTTCTGGGCGTCGGGGATGAGGTTCGGACGGAATTCCAATTGGTTAAGATCTACCGTTCAGGTGAAAACAGCTATCTGCGCCCGATCTCGAAACCGGTTGCCGGTCGCGTGCATGTCCAGGTCAGCGGCGATCCCGTGCAGGACGGGGTGGATTACGAGATCGACCTGACCACCGGGGTGATCACCTTCGCCCATCCGCCCGATCTGCAGGCCGAAGTCACGGCCGGGTTCGAGTTCGACGTGCCCGTGCGCTTCGGTATCGACCAGATCCGCACCAGCGTCGCCAATTTTCAGGCGGGCGAGGTTCCGGACGTGCCGGTTGTCGAGGTGCGGGTATGAGCGGGCTGAGCGATCACCTGGCCACCGGATTGACCACGACCTGCCGGTGCTGGGCCATTGTCCGAACTGACGGCGTGACCTTCGGCTTTACGGATCACGACTTGAACCTTGAGTTTGAAGGGATTGAATTCAAGGCGCAATCCGGTCTCACGGCCCGTGCTGTCATTGCCGGAAGCGGGCTGTCGGTGGACAACAGCGAGGCCATGGGCGCGCTGAGCGATGCCGCCGTCACCGAAACAGATATCGAGGCGGGTCGCTACGACGCCGCCGAAGTGCGGCTCTGGCAGGTCAACTGGGCGGACCCTGAACAGCGCGCTTTGCGGTTCCGCGGCCATATCGGAGAGCTGCGCCGCAAGGCAGGCGCCTTTCATGCCGAGTTGCGTGGGCTGACCGAGGCGTTGAACCAGCCTCAGGGTCGGGTCTACCAGGCGCCCTGTGCTGCGGCTCTGGGGGACGCGCGCTGCGGGGTCGACCTGAGCGAGCCGGCCTACAGCGTCGAGGCGGAAATCGACGCCGTCGACGCGGCACGGGTGTTCCACTTTTCCGGGCTGGACGGGTTCGAGCCCGAGTGGTTCACTCGCGGCACGCTGAACGTGCTGACTGGCCCTGTCGCGGGGTTGTTCCAGCCGATAAAGCAGGACGATGTCGCGGGCGACGGGACGCGCACGGTCGGACTCTGGCAGCCCCTTGGGGCAGCGCCACAGGTCGGAGACCGGGTGCGGCTGGTGGCGGGTTGCGACAAGAGGGCGGAAACCTGCCGCTTGAAATTCAGCAATTTCATAAACTTCCAGGGCTTTCCTCATATTCCGGGCGAAGATTGGCTGATGCGGGTGCCACGGCGCGGCGACAGCAATTCCGGCGGGAGCCTGTCGTGAGGGCCGCGCTTGTTCCGATCGCGCGGGGCTGGATCGGCACGCCCTATCATCATCAGGCCTGCCTGCGCGGTGTCGGGTGCGATTGCCTCGGCTTGATCCGGGGCGTCTGGGCCGAGGCGACCGGAACGCCACCGCTGGATGTGCCGCCCTACACGCCGGACTGGTCGGAGCCGCAAGGCCATGAGACCCTGGCCGCAGGGCTGGCGGCGCGTCTGGTTCAGACCCCGCCCGAGGCCGCCCGTCCGGGCGATGTGCTGCTGTTCCGGATGCGACATGGCGCCGTGTCCAAGCATCTGGGCCTGATGACCGAGGCCGGTCCGCGTCCGCGTTTCATTCATGCCTACCAGGGTCATGGCGTGATCGAGGCCGATCTGTCGCCCCCCTGGCGGCGTCGCCTCGTTGCGGCGTTCGCTTTTCCCGTTTCCAACCAAGAGGAGTAACCCATGGCCACGATCGTTCTTTCTGCGGCCGGCATGGCGGTCGGCGGTGCCGTTGGTGGTTCGGTCCTGGGGCTGAGCTCGGCGGTGATCGGGCGCGCCGTGGGCGCGACGCTTGGGCGAATGCTGGACCAGCGCCTGCTGGGCGCTGGCAGCGATGCGGTCGAGGTGGGCCGGTTGGACCGGCTGCGTCTGACCGGCGCCAGCGAAGGCACGGGGATCGCCCAGCTTTTTGGCCGCATGCGCATTCCCGGTCAGGTCATCTGGGCCACGGAGTTCGAGGAAACCCGCCATCGCACCGGGGGCGGCAAGGGTGCGCCGCAAGGCCAGGCGACCGTCGAATACAGCTATTCAATAAGTCTGGCGATTGCGCTTTGCGAGGGCGAGGTCGCCCGCGTCGGCCGGGTCTGGGCCGATGGGCGGGAAGTCTCGCCCGAGGATCTGAACCTGCGTCTGCATCCCGGCACCCCCGATCAACTGCCCGACCCCAAGATCGAGGCGGTCGAGGGAGCAGGCCTGGCGCCGGCCTATCGCGGCACGGCCTATGTGGTGCTTGAGGATCTGCCGCTTGCGCAATTCGGGAACCGGGTGCCGCAATTCACCTTCGAGGTGATGCGCCCGGACCAGGGCGATGTGGCGCATCCGGGGATCGACAAGGCGATCCGGGGGGTCTCCTTGATCCCCGGCACCGGGGAATACGCGCTCGCGACAACGCCGGTCTTCCTCGATCACGGGTTCGGGAATCGCAAGGCGGCAAATCTGAACGCCGCCTCGGGCAAGACCGACATGCTGGCCTCGCTCGACGCCCTGCAGGAGGAGGTGCCCAATTGCGGGTCGGCGGCGCTCGTCGTGTCGTGGTTCGGCAATGACCTGCGCTGCGGCGAATGCAGCCTCAAACCCAAGGTCGATCAGAAAGAGGCCGACGGGCGTGGGATGCCGTGGCAGGTTTCCGGGCTGGCGCGTGCAGAGGCTGACGAGGTTGCCACGCAGGATGGCACCAAGCTATACGGCGGCACCCCGGCGGATGCTGCGGTGATCGAGGCCATCAACGAGCTGCGCGCGCGGGGCCTGTCGCCGGTCTTCTACCCGTTCATCCTGATGGACCAGGTTGCGGGAAATACGCTGACCGATCCCTGGACGGGCAGCGAGGGCCAGCCGCATCTGCCGTGGCGGGGGCGCATCACCAGCGCGCCGGCGGCGGGTGTTGCGGGCAGCCCCGATGGAACGGCGCAGGCCGATCAGGAGGTTGCGACCTTCCTTGGCAACGCCCAGCCCGCCGATTTCACCATCAGCGGTCAGACGGTCAGCTACAGTGGTCCGGCCGAGTGGTCGTATCGGCGCTTCATCCTGCACTACGCGCATCTCTGCGCCGCCGCCGGCGGTGTCGATGCGTTCCTGCTGGGCTCCGAGCTGCGCGGGTTGACCCAGATCCGGGGGGCGTCCGGGTTTCCCTTCGTCGCCGGGCTTGTCGATCTTCTACAAGTCGTGCGCGCCATCCTCGGGCCAGAGTGCAGGATCAGCTATGCCGCGGACTGGAGCGAGTATCACGGCTACCAGCCGCCGGGCACCGCCGACAAGCTGTTCCATCTCGATCCGTTCTGGGCGCATCCCGACTGCGATTTCATCGGGATCGACAATTACCTGCCCCTGAGCGACTGGCGCGAGGGCGAGGCCCATGCCGACGCCCATTGGGGCAGCATCTACAATCCCGACTACCTGCGGGCCGGGATCGAAGGGGGCGAGTATTACGACTGGTACTACCATTCCCCCGAGGCCGAGGCGGCACAGATTCGCACGCCGATCACCGATGGCGCCGGCGAGCCATGGATCTGGCGGGCCAAGGACATTCGGGGCTGGTGGCAGAACCCTCATCATGACCGGGTGGATGGGGTGCGGCAAAGCGATCCCACCGCCTGGCAGCCGGAAAGCAAGCCGATCTGGTTCACCGAGATCGGCTGTCCGGCGGTCGAAAAGGGCACCAACCAACCCAACCGGTTCGTCGATCCGAAATCCTCGGAAAGCGGGCTGCCGCGGGCCTCGACAGGTGTGCGGGACGATTTCATCCAGCGCCAATACCTCTCGGTTCTGCTGGACCACTATGCCTCCGAGGCGGGCAACCCTGTCTCTTCGGTGACGGGCCAGAGCATGGTCGATACCGGGCGCATCCATGTCTGGGCCTGGGATACGCGGCCTTTCCCGGCCTTTCCGGGCCGGGCGGACCTGTGGTCGGATTCCGAGAACTATACGCTCGGGCACTGGATCAACGGACGTGTCATGGCCCGGTCGCTGGCCTCGGTCGTGGCCGAGATTTGCGCCCGCGCCGGGATCGCGGATGTCGATGTCAGCCAGCTTTACGGCGTGGTGCGGGGCTATACCGTGGCCGAGGTCGAGACCGGGCGCGCGGCCTTGCAGCCGTTGATGCTGGCCTATGGGTTCGAGCCCTGGAACGGGACGGCAAGTTGATTTTCCGCAGCCGGTCCGGACGGGCCGCGACGGCGGTTGATCGCGGTGAGTTCGCCCAGGCCGTGGACGAGGCCGGCGCAATCGAACTGACCCGCGCTCAGGCCCCCGAGATCGTCGGGCGCGTCCAGCTGGCCCATGTGGAGGCGGATGGCGACTATGAAATCCGTGCGACCGAGGCCGTCCATCCGGGTGACGCGACCCCCACCACCGCCCGTAGCGAGTTGTCGCTGGCCCTGACGCCGGGAGAGGGGCTGCGGATCGCCGAGCGCTGGCTGGCCGAGGCGCGACTGGCCCGCGATACGGCGCAATTCGCCCTGCCGCCGTCGCGCGCCGAAATCGGACCGGGCGACGTGGTGCGTTTGCCCGAAGGGCAGGGGGGCGGGCTCTTTCGTGTCGACCAGGTGGAACAGACCGACCGGCAACTTCTTGAGGCGGTGCGGATCGACCCCTCGGTCTATACCCGCCATCCGGTGCCGGGCACGGCGCCGGTGCTGTCGCCCTATGTGGCGCCGATCCCGGTGGAGCTGATGCTCATGGACCTGCCGTTGATGCGCGGTGACGAGGACGAGATCGCACCCCATGCCGCCGTCAGCGGCGTGCCCTGGCCGGGCAGCGTGGCGCTTTACACGTCAGACCAGGACGCGGGATACGATCTGGGCCGGATCCTGCATGACCCGGCGGTGATCGGCGTGACCGAGACCGAGATGACCAGCGCCCCGCCAGGCGTCTGGGACGCGGGCCCGGCATTGCGGGTGCGGCTGATCCGGGGCACGCTGGACAGCCTGTCTCGCGCGCAGGTGCTGGGCGGCGGCAACCTGGCCGCCATCGGCGATGGTAGCGTCGATGCGTGGGAAGTGTTCCAGTTCGCCGAGGCCACGCTGGTTGGCGAGCGGACCTATGACCTGCGCTTGCGCCTGCGCGGGCAGGCGGGCAGCGACGGGCTGATGCCCGCCGCCTGGCCCGTGGGATCAATTTTCGTGCTGATGGATGCCGTTCCCGGGCAACTGGCGCTGGCCCCCGCCGCACGCGGCACCCTGCGTCACTACCGTTATGGACCGGCGACCCGGCCCATGTCCGACCCGAGCTACCAGTATCGCGCCGAGAGTTTCCGCGGCAACGGGCTGCGGCCTTACCCGGTGGCGCATCTGCGCGCCCGGTCCGGCAGCGGCGGCGAACTGGCGTTGAACTGGATCAGACGGACCCGGATCGACGGCGACAGCTGGGACCAGGCCGAGGTGCCGCTGGGCGAAACCGCCGAAAACTACCGCGTGCAGGTGCATGCGGGCGAAACCCTGCTGCGCGACGTTACCCGGTCCAGTCCGGAGTGGACCTATAGCGTCGGGGACCAGGCCAGTGACGGAGCGTCCGGCGAGATCACGATCTCGGTGGCGCAACTCTCGGACCGCTACGGCCCCGGTCCGGCCCGGTCGGTGGTCGTCACGCTCTGA